AGTACTACCCATGAGATGGTGCGTAAGGCTAATTGTGCCAATAGGGAATATAGATGTTATGCCATGTGGAATCAAGGATTTAAAGAAAGGATGTGTATTTTGTTAGATGAAGACCCAGAAGAAGCCTACCGAGATTTGTAATACCCACTGCCAGTGGTTCTGGCCCAAGGAGGATAAGTCCAACTGCCAGACTGTATGTTCCTCAGCTGGATACCTGTTGGAAGAAACTAAGATAGAGGAGCCCTCATTTAGGATTACTCCTACTGAGCGGAAGATACTTAAACTTATTGCATCTGGTAAAACAAAGAAACAGATAAGGGAAATATTGGACATATCAAGTGAGACCTTATCAAACCATTTTTCCAGGATGAGAGAGAAGGCTAAGTATTTAGAGGATGAAAAAGATGATGTTCCTATTATAGACGAAAAAGAGATTTTAGGAATGACAGGAATGCATATAGTTCAGCAGAGGGACTTGGATAGGAATATTTATTATGAAAAGTCTCAAAATAGTGTTAAAAGGGTTGATGAGGATATTTAAAACTCACACTAAATGCGTATTTATGTAAGGAGAAGTACGCTTTATGGTTGTTTCTCAAAAAAGGAATAGGTGATTTTATGTTTTCATGGTTAAAAAAGGCAAAAATTGGTATTATTGGGTTCTTGGCTGGTCTTATGTGTTCTCTTCCAAGTCTGGCATTTGCAGATAGTAGCATTCGGGTGTCTGGGTATTTAGGTACCTTCATTCTGATTGTTGTAATTGCCATTTTGGCTGGAGTTGCCTTATGGGCAATAAGATATTGGACAGGCGAGATTAGTGCTATTTCACCAGTTTTGGTAAAAATACTAAGATTTATCGTTATTGCGGTAGCCCTTATCTGGATTCTATTGCTTATTATTGGACTTTTTGGTGTCCATATTACATAAGGAGACGTAACTATGGTTGATATGGTATCTGGGGCCTCAAGTACAGGCAATACAGAACGGGCTAAACCCGATATTAGCTCTAAAAGGGGCAAAAAGAAGGGTAAAAAGATACCCGATGGGGGCATAATGCTCACAAAAGTTACCTCGGCTAAGCCAAAAAGGAGAAAATAATGCCAGCTGGTTATGAAAAAATGAGGGACTCTTTTAAGAAAGAGGGCCTATCTGACAAGGCAGCCAAGAAAAAGGCAGCCAAAATCTGGAATTCTAAGCATAAAGGTACTGGACAGACCGTAGGAAAGGGCAGAAAGTGATGCCATGTGAAGGACATTACCTCCCGAAAGGCTGCCAAGCCCAAAAGATCCAAAGTAAAAGAAACAGATCTTCAATTCGAAGATAGGGATCCAGGTAGGATTCCTTCTCTTCCACGCCAGAAGATTCCCATAGCGCAAAAGATTGCGCCAAATCCAAAGAAGTATTCACCAATCTACAGACAATCAGCAGAAGACACAGCCATATTGATGGCCCAAAAATCTAAAGCTGGACTTTTATCACAACTAATCTAATAATCTAAGAGAGTTGATTTAGTATAACTGATATTATTGATGTTCAATTAGAAGACGAATTAGTATCTCAAACGCCCAAGCCTATCTTGAGCCCATCAGAAATGGTGTTCGCCCAGAAGGTGGCCAACGGGTCGCAACTGGTAGACGCTTATCAAGAAGCCTTCCCAGACAAAAAACTAACAGCAGAACATTTAAGAGTATACGCTTATAGGTTGGCTCACAACCCTAAGATAAAGGACTTTATTCAAACTATTCAGCAGGCAGTTCGCCTGCGATTTGTTTTATCTACCCCTGATGCATATGAGAAGATGGTAGCCTTGGCTAATAATGCCAAGAGTGAGAAGGTACAGTTTGAGGCCACTAAGGAGATTTTGGACAGAGGTGGATTGAAGGCCCCTGAAAGGGTGGAGTCAATTCAGATAGGCATCTTCGGTTCTATGGAGCCTGAAGATTTGAAGGCTTTAATTAAAACTAAGTTAGAAAAGGAGTAAGTATGGCAAAATTAAGAACATATACATTGTCTTGGGGAGTTCCTGTAGACTCTGATATTGTTAATATTAGAGTTAGGGCTTCTATTGATGTTCCCTCAAGTGATCCTAATGACCCTGCTACTTATGCAATTCCTTATGATGAGGTTGGGGTTGTTTCACAGTGTCTATTGCCCTTGCCAAAGACGCCCAAGATTGATGGGGATTTATCGATTGGAGTCTCTCCTGTTGATGACCAAGGGAATGAGGGAGACATCTCTTGGATTAGATTCCCTTTCGATTTGCAAGCCCCGAGCCCAGTAATTGGTTTATCCGTATCTTAATAAAAATATGGGAATGGTTAAAGGGCTTATTCTCATAGGATTACTTCTCCTATTTTTTATAGGAGTAAGCTATGGGCAATCTATAGAAATTATAAAAGGTTCAGCTGTTATAGCCTGGGACCCAGTGACTACTGATATTAATGGTAATACTATAACAATAGATTATTACGAATTGATATTGATTAGAGATGGTACAGCTGAGGAGTATAAGTATGGGACACCCAATACTCAATTAAGTATTCCAAAACCTAAATCGGGTATTTTTGTTGTGTGGATAAGATGCATAAGGCTTGATAATGAAGGGATTCCTGTGGGTAGTCAATATTGTTCTTCTGTTATCCCAGAGTGCACAAATAATAACCCATTTAAACTTAGATGGAAGCCTAGTTCAATATTAGGACCAATAATAATTAAGTAGTAAAAGGAGTAATAATGAGAAAGATAGGATCATACGCAATATCAGCCACTTCTACAAGTGCAAACCTAACGGATTTTGCATTTGGGGCTCTTCCTGATGGAACTAATGGGAAAGTACTGAGACTCTGGATTAATGCTCCAGCAGTGTCGGCTGCCAGTTGTTGTGCCTCAGTCATTCAGCATGACTCAAGCCATAATGAAATTTGGAGAAGTGATTCAGCCAAAGATCATTCAACTATAGCTGAGAGTACATCGGCTGCAGTTACAGTGTCTGAAATCCCATATTGTGCTGGAGATCATTTCCATTTGGAATGGAGTGCCAGACCATCTGGGGAGTCTACTGGACTTGGGACTAATTGCGTTACTGAAATGAAAGTACTTATTGAAGAAGGATAAAGGAGGTAATATGTGGTATTTTATTCTGTTTATTCTTGGGCTTGCAATTGGAGCCGCTGGAATGTTCTTCCTGCTTAAAAAGAAGATTATTAATGCAGGTTGTTGCACTGAAAGTAAATGACTATAACCAAACGATATGACGGTTTATGTGCTACTATTGTTAGTGCTACCTCAATTTGTGGTACTACTCTTAGTGGCACAACTTTAAACACAGATAGTATTAGTGGAGTGGCTGCCTGCGCAGGTGGAACCCCACTTACTTATACAGGAGGAGGTAGTGCAGCCTTAGGGCCTATCTCAGCCGATCGATTTCTAAGGGCGGTTGTTGGGGGTACAACTTATTATATCCCTTGCTTTGTGAGCATAACCACTACAGGGGGCAACCCCTAGGAGGTGAATTGAATGGCTATTACTATTTTTGGAAGGGGTATTCCTCTTTCGGCTGTTGACGATGGGAGTACACTGTCACTGGCTTATAATGGAGCTGCTCTGATGGATATTACTTCAGCAGCCATTAGTGCTGGTACTGGGATCACTATTAGTATGACTACTTTGACGGCTACCACATTGACTGCTACTACGTTTAGTGGAACCAATGTCAAGGCTACTACAGTTACGGCTACCACACTTAGTGGGACTGTAAGTGCAGATACTGTCAAGGCTACTACGGTTACGGCTACAGATTTATCTGGCACTAGTGCTAAGGTCACGACAGTTACGGCTACCAATGTTAGTGCGGCTAATTTCTCTGCCACAGTAGTTACTGCTACTAGTATTACAAGTGTAACTAATTTACATGCAACTACACTTTGTGCTACTACGATTACGGCTTCTACTTTTAGTGGAACAGATGCGAAAGTTACTACGGTAACTGGAACTACTGTCCAGGGAACCACAATTTGTGGGGCTACTGTTGCCAGTGCTGTTAACTTAGCTTGTACGTTTGCTGGTGGGTCTAGTGCGTCTACTTCAGGGGCTCCAGCTACCATACAGGTCTGTGCGGATGCCTTTCTAAGGTTTACCATCAATGCTAAGACGTATTATGTTCCTGCGTTTGCATCTGCTGGTGCCTTTACAGCTGCATAAGAAAGTTTAATCCTATGGATATATCTAAATTGGATGTGGCAACCCAACAGAAGTTAAAAGCTTTTGATAAGTTGCTATCTTATAATCCTAACAATGACAAAATGTTAGCCTTTCATAAGTCGTCATCCAAGACTAGATTGCTCCTGGGAGGAAAACGTAGTGGAAAGACTACAACTGCCGTTGTTGAATGTTGTTGGGCTGGGCTGGGGATACATCCATACTTGGATTATCCCCCTCCCCCCCTTAAAATTCGATTTTGCAGTGTAGACTTTAATACAGCCAAACTCATAGCCTTGCCAATGTTTAGATTATGGTTGCCCAAACATACCATAAGACATTATTGGCCAGACGATCGAGTTTTGGAGCTCAATAATGGTACGCTAATTGATTTTCGATCTTATGACCAGGACTTAGAGAAGTTTGAGGGGGTCGAAAGGCATTTAGTTGCCATGGACGAAGAACCCCCTAAAAGTATTTATCAGTCTAATTACATGAGAACTGTGTCTGGGGGGATCAATGGAAGGTTGGTTATTAGTTGCACTCCTTTACATGGGATGAGCTGGCTATACACTGACCTATACGACAATCCTGAGGCTATTGCCCCCTATGTGGAACACTGGCATGTGACCACAATGGACAACCCTCATATAGGAAGAGAAGTTATAGAGCAGGTCTTTAAAGATCCTGCCATGAAAGATAACGTAGAGGCTGCCATTTATGGTAGATTCTTTTCTCATCAGGGATTAATCTACCCCATGTTTAACATGGACACCCATGTGATAAAGCCTCTGGAAAGTGGTAAGATACCAGCTGATTGGTTAGTTGTGGTGGGCATAGACCCCCATGATAGAAACCCCCATGGAGTTGTATTCTGTGGGTTAACTCCTGAAAACGTGTTTGTAGTTTTTGATGAGTTATTAGATGCCTGCATCATCCCCGAGCTGGTGGCCAAGATAAAATTAAAGTTAAGAGATAGATGGCCTCCTAATTTGGCTATCATCGATACCTCAGCCAGCACCCCTCAATCTATTACAGGTAGAAGTGTGGCCGAGGAGTTAATGCAACGACATGGATTATACGTTCTTCCTGCCCATAAGGATATACAGGCTGGAAGACTTAAGGTTACTTCATTGTTGGACCCAGGGGGAGGATTACTTCCCAAACTATATGTTACTGCAAACTGCAATAATTTAATTAGGCAGTTTAGACATTACATGTGGGATGACTGGGCTAATAGGACAAGAGACAAACTCAATCCAAAAGAGAGACCTCTTAAGAAAGATGACCACTTAATAGATGCCCTGAGATATGTTACAATGAGTCAGATTGTATACAGGCATCCTGGACTAAAGGTTAAACCTAAAGTTCCAGATACAGTCTCAAAGGTTACTGGGTATTACTAATGAATCAAAACGTACAGTCAACTATAGATACTGCTAGTATCACTACTCCTACTCCTGCATCTGTTGCACCTACTCAAAACTTTGATAACTTGCAGCTGAAAGGGCCTGATGAGGGTAGAGGCATTGACCCCCAACTGTTGGCAATTTATGCTATAGATAATAAAGCCCAAAGGGAGAAAATGCTTAATTACTACCAAAAGGTCATGAGGTATCAGATAGAGGCTAAAGCCATGCAGGCATATAACGCCTATCAGGCTTCTAAAGATCATCCTTTGCCAGCCTCACAACAGACCAATGCATCAACAGTGACTCCTGAATCAGGTCCTAAACAAGGAATGACCAATCCTTTTGATTTTCAGAAGACGGTAGCTGGACCTGGAAGGGAAACTGGGATGCAAAATATAGTTGATGTTTTAATGTCTACGTTAGGCAGGGCTCCAAATAGAATGGCCCCTCAAACTGATGTTATGACACGAGGGGGAACAATGGGGGAAAATGATATATTTCCTCAATTTGCTCCTCAACTTTCACCTACTACAGTTACCTCTACAATAGGCAACCAAAATGAATCTGGGAATAAAGCAGGGTTAATGGCTTTACTTAAACTACTTAGTGGTAGACAAGAGGCTGACCCTTATGATGTGTTAACTCAACCACAAGGAGGAAGTTATGGTTAAATC